TAATAAGGGAGTCGTCTTCTTCCCCGGACTGTATGAGCTGTGCAATCTCTGGGGCTATGGAAGCAATTTGATTCAGGTCTAGCTCTTGAAGGAAAGTCCTGTCCTCACGGTGCCACCCAATATATGTAATTAGGATACCTCGTTCTAGCAAATAGTTAGCGCCTAGTTCCATTTCTCGCTTAAAGCGAGGAATGTATCCAGAGGAAACCATCCACTTTAAGAAACTTGAAATTAACTTAGCTCTTCCGACGTCATCAAATGAAGTTGGGAAAGCTCTTACGTTTGCTCGATTTAAAGAAGCAACAAACAGGGAAACAAGTCTAGTGATCCGCTCATCAATTACGTGACTCTCCATATCGGACGCTCCCTCCCAAGGGAATGCGTCAGCTCCGTGCTTGCGGTGGTCACGGCTCTTGCCTGGCCAAGCGTTCCTGCGGTCATCGTAGCTAGATCGACATAGGTCAAAATATGACTGCAGTTCTGTTACTGTTTGATCATATGCGTTCCGAAGCGTTTCAACACTTGGAGTTTTACCGACATAAGTTAATGCCTTTGAGATATTTTCTGAATCCATAAATTATATATTACTGACTCTGAGGAGCTTTAATCCATTTATATTTTACGTTATCACCAGAATGATCAGCCTCAAAGTATATTACCTTCGATGTAAGTTTACCAGATAGTGCAAGCGGAATCATTACTGGAACCTTCTTTATTAACTCTCTAGCTTTGACAAAAACAAAACGAGGATTAGGGGCTTGTGAAATGACATTTCCCCTATGTATAGTAACCATAGGTATCAAGTCCTCGATTATGTCTTGACCCCTTTCCGAGATCCACAAATTCCTGCCCCGACCAGTAACCTGATCCTCTTCTAGTTTATTCACAATGATGTCGTGAGCTTTATCAAATGTTATTCCGTATTCCTCGGCTATATCTGTTAATCTTTTTTTTGGCATTAGTATCCTCCTTTGTTGTTTTTAGTGGTGAGCATTGATCCTTGGCTCATAAAGTCTGGTCCTTCTCCTCCGTTGGACATACGCAAGTAACGTATAACGTCGAAGAAATCCTTCAGGGATTCGTCGGCTTTTCCCCTTGAGTTGTAATTAATTAAACTGTCAATCAAGTTTCCGCAGTCACTGTGTATGTAGCAGAGAGGTCGATTGGCTTCGTCTATTTCCATATTGGGATTGTAACTGAACCAGTCGTCCAGGGCAGCTATGCCCTGTTCCTCCATAACCCCGCTTGATGGTATAAAACTTACCCCGTAGTCGTAGAACGAGGTAAATAGGTCATCATTGTTCTCATTTTCCCTAGCAAAGAAGCGGGAGTCACCGATCCTTTCGGTGACCTCTAGCCCTAGATCCTCCTCGATCTCCTTGAATAACTCACAGTATCCCTCGACATTTAGCCCGATCTTCTTAGCTGCTGGTCCGTATTTCCATTTGGGGTCACCAAACATTGCCCACTCTCCGTAGGTAGCCCTGTCAGGCCACTCACTTCGGATGTATACTTCCCCGATGTCGTTTACTCCTGCCCAGATCATTGTGTAGTTCCTTGCTCCAGCGGGGTCAACTACCTGGTAAACTGTGTATTTGCTAGTGTCGGATATGTCTGGGAACGTCATCCCATACTTGTTTGGCTCATCTGACAATACATTGACCTCTGTATTGAAGTAAGGTAGCAGAGAATTAGCTGACTTAACAGGTAGCCCGTATGCACGAACCTTTATCTCGTCCTCTGGTCTACCCTGTAGGTCTTTAGCTATACGATCATATCCGCCGAATGGGTTCTCGTCGGAGTGCAGGTATACTATTGCCGCATCCCTAGATGGGCTATACTGGGCAACGGGGACTTCCTGTCCCCTAAGTAGTTCTGCTGGTTTGGTTTGCAGAGTTTCAGCGTTCTTTAAGTAGTCAGCTATGAAGGGGGTATACCCATCAATCGGCGTAAAGCCGATTAGCATTTTGCTGTCACGAGTAGCTAGGCGAAATCGCAAAGTGTTGACTAGGGCTGCGTCGCCCAAGTATTCATCCAGCCAGGCGCCGATGTTGTTACCCTCTGGGTTCTTGAATCCAAACTCGAAACCTTCCAGGATTGTCTGGTTGTTGCTGAACTGGGTATAGGTCTTAAAGTCCACACGGGTCTTGGTGTCAGGGAAGACAAAGCTACTCCCGGTGAACCCGTTCTGCATTGAGTAGTTGATGTATCCGTCTATGCTCTTGGTCTTCTTGCGGAACTCCTTGGGCATCATCTCCCATACGGCTGGCTGTTGAACCTTGATAGATGTGTCAGCATTCTGACTGAAGCACACAATGTGTCCGCCCTCGTTCTTACTGACCGCATCCATTACCATCTTGGCGCAACCAGTTGTCTTACCGCTTCTGTTTCCGCCGAGAGCTAGAACCTCATTGAACTCGTTCAGTCCCTCCTGCATACGAACCCATCCCTCTAGGTCAAAGCCGTAGCGGAGAGGGTCTTCGTTGGAAGCACGTATCCTACCCTCGTGCGCTTGGTGAAGTTTCTCCAGTAGCTGGGGATCGGACTCCCCTAGGAGGACGATTTCCTCGTCACTAGGTGAAGGCAGTATAGGGTGATCTGTAAATTCAAGGGACATTAGTCAACTAGTTCATACCCGTCTGCATCTGTGTCAGGCTCATCATCTTCCTCTATATCCCAGACTAACTCAATATCACCCAGCTCGGAGTTCAGATCCTCTAGGGACTCCTTCATTAACATCTTACCTATCCTGTAGTTGGTGTAGTCATAGAACAACTCACCCTCCTCGTCCATTACTATGAAGCAAAAGTTGTGGAAGTGTTCGCCCAGTATTCCCCGAATCTGGTCATAGATAACATCGGTATCGTCTGCGTCTGTCATTTGCTACCGCCTGTCTTGGACTTGGGTGGCTCTGGTTTCTTTGACCAGTCAATGTCGTCGTAGTTCTTACGCTGCTTGTCTTGATTGTGTCCCTTGCGGGGTGCGCATCCTTTACCCATCTGTGTCCTCCTCTACTAGTTCTGCCTCTTCGGCTTGTTTGAGATTGGCGATCCTGTCCCTCGCCGCCTGTATAGTTGCCTCGTAGTCCTCCTGTGTAATCACCTGGCGGTCTTCGGTTATAGCACTGGCCTCGCCCCGCGAGGTCATTGCCTCCCGAAATGAGTTAGCTTTGGCTATTGAAAGTTCCTTGAGATCCTTGAAGTTTACCTCGAAGTCCTCCTCAGTTTCCATACGGTCACGCACCTTCTCAATCAGATCCTCCTCCAGGGAGGATATGTTGAGGTAGTTCTTCGCCGAGATCTTGCCAGCAACCTCCCGCAATTTGCCGAGGTGGTCAGCGTAGTCCACTAATACATTCAGCACGGTCTGCCTAGAGAACTTGTATTTCCGAACTAGAGCCGTCTGGCTCGTTCCTTTACTGTAAAGATACAGTAGCTTGGCTACCTTCTGGGGGTCATACAGCGATAGGCTCTTGACCTGCCGTAACTGCTTTACGTCAACTACGGAGTCAATGGCATCAGATATTTCCGCCATTAGCTCCTCCTTGTCATCGGGTATGTCCTGCATAGGGACAATGTGTCACTGTGCTTCTTGATCTGTCAAGCATTAAATATGATATATCTTTTTATTTATACTTGACTATGTTGTCATACTGTATCCATATAGAAAAATAGTCAGGAGGTAAACCCGTAACAGGGCGAAAACGATCTCCGAGGATAGCCACTCGTATGACACTAAACTACACGGCACTGCGATAGGACATCTGCCTCTTGGGAACAAGGGTCAGCCACCCGCAGTATAGGTTCATACCCCTGAGATTGCGTGAAGGGTATGATAAAATAACGCCTGTGACTTACGGATTACTCTTCGATAATACCTAGTCTGACCCTCGGGTCTATGTTACAGATGCTTCGCTGTCAGGCGAAGCTGTATCTCGTTACAAGGAGTAAGTTGACTGAGACAAGATACGACTACCTCCCCAGCTTGGGGCTGGGGATAGAAGCCCCTTGAGTGCCATTTTTTTTTATGGCTGGGTTTATGTATATATAAAGCAAAAAGTTTTGGATTTCTAGACACCCCCACCCCTCAAAGTTTGTATCAGGATCTTGGATACACGTATCAGCATTTCAACTACAAACCGGGTGTATCGACATTTCAACTACACGTATCAGAAAACCAACTACAAAGTTTGTATCAGGATTTCAACTACACTGTATCGAAAAAAGCACTACAAAAATGTGTATCAGCTTTCCAACTACACGTAATGATTAAATATTTTAGTCGAAAGCAATATATTGAAACCCTCATTAATGGTATCAGATGAGCGCCATTTGAGAGAAACTAACGGCTTATCGATTAGGTTTTCCGAGCTTTTCCGAGAAAAAGTGAAAAAAAGTGCCTTTGTAAAATGCTTAATATCAATGTCTTAAAGAATTTCATAAAAAAAAACGATAAAAGACGAAGAAAGTTATCGACTCAAAGCGTTTTCGGTGATCTATTGTTTCCATCGCTGACTTATTGATTGATAAGCGAAGGCTGGAAAGCCTAATGGGAATCATTAGTTTTTGGAAATTTTACTCTTCGTTATAGTGGCGTTAAAACTAAAATTCTAGTAAGGCTTATGGCACCGATTCGTCGGAAGGTCACCTTGCGAAAAATACATTGATCGGCTTGTTCTTTTATCACCGCCGATATTCTATAAAGTTTTGAGGTCACTTAGTTGCGAGATTTATCCCTACTGAGTTTAAACCTTCCAGCCTACGGGTTGAAATTTAGAATAGCGAGAGCGTCAATGTGATAAGTATTAAGACTGACACTTTTACTACTTTGAAAGTGGCGAGTAAAATGAGCGAATCTATTGAAAACCACTTGTCCACACTCTCAGCCTTCACGTGGCGTGGATGTTACGCAATTAAGCAACTAATGAGAACGTCGAAATGAAAACGAAAAATACAAGCAACCAATGGCGAGATACTGCCACGCTTCCACACTCAGGCGACTGGAGCTGGAAACCGAAAAAGTCAAAACGGGTTCGACGCAAGTCGACCCTTGCCAAGTCTGCCAAAAAGGTAGCACCGAAACGTAAACCAGTCGTGGCTTTACCAGCCAAGATTGTATCGACTATTACATTGGAAAGCTTAGGGCTTTCCTTTACTCCTACCACTCAAATCCGAGCATCTATCGTATGAAGACATTTGATGAAGCATTTGAAATCTGGAGCCTATGGGATAAATACCTAACTAGGGACAAGCGAAGTTTTATGGAATACTTCGAGGAGGAACACGGAATTATACTAAAAGAATGCACGAGCTTTGAGACAATCAAATCCTTGTGCGAAACATTCATCAAACAGTAATAAATATGAAACTATCAAAACAAATTAAAAACTCTCTCCTATCAATGGAGACAATCCTGGACAACGCATTGCGCATTGCTCAGAATCAAAACGTCGCACAAGTGACAATATCTCGAAATGATGCTTCACGTATATTGGAAAGCATTGACGAACA